TAACTCTTTTGTAGAATACAATATGACTTCTACTACGGCAATTACAGATGGCATACAATTAGATGCTGGATATGTTGCAACAGGTAGCGGGCAACGTGTTGAATTAGAAAAAAATACACAATATCAGTTGGGTCGCAGTAGTTTAGGAACAATCAGTGATACAATTACTCTGGCCATAGCATCTGTAAATGCGAATAAAGATGCAGTTGCTTGCTTTACATGGGTTGAACAGCGTTAGCGAGATTATATGATTAGGGGTTCTACTGTGGTAATTTTAAAGACGAGATTGACCTGATAGAGGGGATTGGGTGGGGTAGGGGCACTGGTATCCGAACCAAAGCTGAAAAAGGTATTGTCGTATTTCTTTATCTGAATGGTCAGGCGGTCTAGACGTTTTCCTTGAGATTCAAATACAAGTTTGTTAGGATTATTAAGGTCATAATGAATAAAGTTGGGGGTAACCGTTGTGGGAATGAGGCGGGCAAATGCTTTGGTAGAGGTAATACTGGTGCCATCGTAAGACCCTTCTAGTTCTGGAATACATAAATAGAGGCATATTTCATTGCTGGAACTGCCGGCGGTTGGGTAGGAAGCAGAGACGAGTTCAATGGATTTAATATTGCGATAATGATGGCTGAGTGTAGCACCTGTAAATGTCTGAAAAGGCTCTAACTTTACCTCAAAATGACTGGGGGTTGGCCACACTGTGCGATCACGGTCACGTGAGTCAATGACAATATAGTGCTCTTTTAGCTTGTATTTTTTATACTCTTCATCTGGAAATAAAAAAGGGTGTGGATGCTGCATAGGAATCTCTAATACATTCAAAGAAATGATTCTCATCCGTATAATCGCATTTCAAATAAAAAATGAAAACGTTAGGGATATTTATTTAATGAAATCCTTCGCCCATAAACTTTACTCCGGCATAATGAGGAGGCGTGACGAATACTTCTGTCAGGTTGCGAATGAGACGGCGAGGAAGTCTGCGATGAACCACAAACATGGGTGTGTTATTGTTTATAAAGATAAGGAAATTGTGGCTCATGGGGTGAATCACGATGTATGCACCATGAACGATATAAAGAGTATTCATGCGGAAGTAAGTGCGATCAATCAGCTTAGGAAGCTAATGCGAACGAACAAAGAGAAAAATTATATTCAAAACTGTAAGCTCTATGTGGTGCGCGTGGGTTCGCCAAATATGAACTTTCCTCTTAAAAATTCAAAGCCCTGCCTACATTGCGAGCAGAGCATCTATAAAATAGGTATTCCCATAGTCTATTATTCCACAGACGACGAATTTTACACCGCATTTAATACGTATTCTCAACCACCCCAAGTAAAGCATTCCTCGCCATCACACTGTCACGGGAGGCCTTTGTCCTCACCACCTCTTCCTACAGTTTCAGTTTCAGCCTCACAAGGGAGGCCTCAGCCTACCCTCTCACCAGGGAGGCCTATCACGCCCCATATACTTCATCCTACAAAAGGGAGGCCTCGCTCTGCACCTCAGTTGCCCTCACCAGGGAGGCCTCAGCCTACCCTCTCACAAGGGAGGCCTCTCTCTGCACCTCAGCCTACCCTCTCTCAAGGGAGGCCTATCACGCCCCCTATACTACCGACTTGCTCTATTTCTTAGACTTCATCATCATATGGAAACCAAGCGGGAAACTGAGAAGAATCAGTGTCATAATTACGACGGCTACTAAATATATCCAAGCATACACATCGCAATGTCCAATCACTAAGCAATTAACACTGTATGTTCCAAGGACTACCGTGACAGTTGAGAAGAGAATCATAATCACCGCAACAATATAAGTAAAAGGTTTATCCACTTGAATCATAAAAATCGCCTTTATCGTATTTACTACCCACGTAACCATCAGGGCATAAAACGCATAACGGGCTTGAGGAGCAATTTGATAGGTCTTTTTTCCAATTTTAAGAGGCACCAATTCCATATTTATTACTATTAGTATAGATTTTTATTTGGATTTACGAGTGGTGGTTCTTCTGCTGGAGCTACGAATTGCTTTAGGGATGGATAGTTTGAGGTATAGTAAATAGAGGAAGGATATGACATTCACAACCGCACTGAATAAAGTAATGCCCACTACAATCCATGCATAGCCAGTGCATTTACCGACGACTAGGCAGTTTGTAATATATGGGCCTAGGAATACTAAGATAGTTACAAACATTAAATAAAATATCTGCATTGCAACGGCAAGGGGCTCCTTCCAAGGGGTAAAGAACACAATGCTCATCACTGTAAATATCCAGACCAAAGCGAATGCGTATAGGGCTACTTGCGCTTGGCGAGCGACCTTATATTCTTTGCCAAATAACTTGATAGAGACGAGCGTCGGTTCCTTCTCCTTATTCATTTATCTTTAGAGCACATTTTTTATTTGAAGGGGGATATACATGATCTCCCCTTTATACTCTTTTATTTTCTTAAATTCTTCCTGGACATAGTGTTTCATGGTAAAATCACTTAGTAGCTCCGCGATCAAGTTAAGTTCTTTCATATAATCGCTATCATTTGGCGACTTTATTTCAGGATATATCACGAGCATAAATTGTTTATCAATCAGCATTATTTTGATGGTATTTAGTTTCTTAAAGGTCTGCAGAATAAGGTCTTTTAATTCAGAAGCGGATAGACTAAAATCGGTATAAAAGAGGCGATTTAGATGAGCAGCGGCTTCTTTCTTACGAGCTTCGGCACGATCATATGCATCTTCTTCATCGTCATCGCCGGCGTATTCGCGTCTTGTGAGCGTCGCCTTTATGCGATGTAGTGGGAGCGTCGGCGTCGCCTTTATGCGATGTAGCGGCGGGCTGAATGTAATGACATTTGTAATGGCGCGGCGGCGGTAGATATTCATTTAAGCACTTAACCCCTTTTTTTCTTAAATAAAAATGAAACCCATTCATCTTATTGTAGCGGTGGATGAAGAAAACGGTTTTGCAAAGGAGAATGCTATTCCATGGACATTGAAAAAAGACCTCAGACATTTTAAGAAGATTACGTCAAATGCCCCTGCAGGAAAGCAGAATGCGGTCATTATGGGTAGAGTGACCTTTGAACAAATGGGTATGATTCTTTTGCCTAACAGAATCAACTATATTTTGTCTTCCCGTCCTGGATATATAGATTCTCTGGAAAAAGCCCTCGTGGAATGCGAGGAGGATGAAAATGTGCATGAAATATACATGATTGGTGGAGAAAAAGTATATCAAGAGGCAATGGCATTGGATAGAGTAGCCAATATTTATAAAACAGTGGTTCAAGGGACGTATGCATGCGATCGTTTCTTTCCCGCCATTCCGTCGGATTATACACTACTTGATGAACGTAAAGATGATGAAGATGAATTTATCTTTAATTTTCAACTATGGCGAAAAGCGCCGCATGTTCCAAAACCGGTGATGGGCACTAGAGCGTCAGAAAATGAAAAATAATTTCTCTCTAATAGAGTATTACAGATGCCCAGTGAAGTTCTTGTTTTTCGCAAACGTCTAGAATCTATTGAAGAAACAATTCGCAGTATCGTAGATAACGGTGTTCAAGCGGCGCCTGCCGCAGTAGCTGTTGCACCCGTAGAGGCGGCGGATGATGGTGTGGTCGCTGAGCTGACCGAACGTATCGCTAAGCTAGAAGCTGTGCCCGCGCCGGTATCCGTAGAAGCCGTGATTGCTGAGCTGACCGAACGTATCGCTAAGCTAGAAGCTATGTCGGCTTCTCTCTCGGCAGAAGAGAGAAAATCTGTGGGCTTGGATGTGGTCACCATTGCCGCTGCCGAGTCTGATGTGGAGGATTCGGATGCTGAGGCAGATGCTTAGGGTTTCGCGCTGCAATCTACATAAACGGTCTCCACTTGTCCAACCATGCCTTTCGGATAGATAACCCGATAGTGGATATGGGGGCTTAATAGCTTGCCACCAGGAATATAGTAAGATGCTGGGCAATCCACCTTCATCTCCGCTTTGTTATTTTTAACTTTAGTGACACCAATATTGCTAAAATCACCATACGCCGTGAAGGGGTCTTCTATTTTTTTATCGGATGTCTTCGCTGCCCAATAAACCAGTTTGGTGTTGTCCGCTTCTTGGATGGGCACTGAGAACGTTAGATTGGCATCTTTTGGCACCAAAGTCTCGGGGAAAATAGAGCCCGGCATCACTGCGGCTCCTAAGAAAGGTAAATAGGTATTCCGGCGGATGCCAACATATACCACAATGACCACAATTAGGAAGGCCACTAGTTTCATGAAATAGCTTGCGTTAGAAGCGAAGAGTATGAATAAAGCCTCATAAAGCGCAAATAAAAGTATCACAGCGGTAAAAACCATGTTTAGTTTAAAGGCTAGCATTTATTATTCCATAAGATAAGAATTTATTGATGAGCTCCCTATTTGTATTGATTAGCGGTTTTGGCGAGCCGTATTATTCACACAAGCTAGAAATATTAAGAAATAACTTGGAGCGTATTCATGAACATCCATGGCGTTCCGTCAAAGTGGTGCTCTGTCAATACAGCCCACCTGCACAATACCCTTTTCCAGAAGCACTCATCCAGAAATATGGGATATATATCATATATGAACCCGGTATCGTCGGGCAATTTATGAAACGTTGGGCGCGACCAGATATCATAGAGGCTTACGATTATATTCTAACCCTATTAGATGATATTGAATTGCTACCGGGAATGGATTGGACGAAGATGATACGCTATTACAATGATTTTGGGATGGATCTGGTATCTCCTTCACTTTCATTGGATTCCAAGTTTCAATACCCTTATATGCTCCATGACCCGAATCAACCATGTGTCTGTTTAAAAATCACGAATTGTTGTGAATACTTCTGTCTCTTCGCAGATACTAAGCGGTTTAAGAAATATTACGACCACTTAGATGATAAGAATCCATGGATGTGGGGACTAGATTTAATCTTAAGAAAACATTGTGGGATTCGTGTCGGCATTTTAAATCAGATGACGATGAAGCATTGGTATAAAAATGCGAGTTATGCGCTGCGCCCAGATGCGGATCCAGTCAAAGGCTTTGCCTATATGATGGAGAAATATACGGAGACGGCAGATGCATTGGCCCATCAGAAACCAGTGGTTTATTATATTGTAGATCCGGTGGAGGGAGCATAAAAAATGACACTTATTTAAGCGATATAGAATAATACTATTAAATGTCTGAACTGGTCTTCTCTATCACAAAGGCTCTGGCATTTGTAGCGACGCCGACTGCTCTAAAAACCACGGATGAATACTATCCGAACACCTACGAAGAGTTGATGTGTTTCATGGTTTCTCACGATGATATGCTCATTGAAACATTTAGACTCCATGTCTTTGAGAATACGAAAGTGGGTGTGGGATCGGGATCAGATATGCTACTGGATTTCATGGAATACTATGAACTGGTGGAACATTCAGATGTAGCGTATTGTGAAGAATATGCCTCTTCCTATCGGACATACGTGTATCGTCTTGCCCAAGAGAAACATGAAGAATATAATTATATCAACTTGCTAAAAACGATTCTAAAAGAAGGTGACCAAGAACGTGAGGATCGGACAAATGTAGGAACATGTTCTATATTTGGTCCTCAAATTGAATTTGATATCTCGCGCTCCATTCCTGTGCTAACAACAAAGTTTCTGCCTTGGAAAATGGTGCTCAAAGAACTGCTATGGTTTCTAAAAGGTCATACGGATTCATTGGAACTGGAGGCGCAAGGCGTGCCTATCTGGAAGGGTAATAGCACCCGTGAATTCCTAGATCAGCGTGGTCTGCAGCATTATGCAGTGGGAGATATTGGTCCCATGTATGGCTATAATTGGAGACATTGGGGGCATACTTATGAGGGCTGTCAGAAGGATTATACGGGAGCAGGCTATGACCAGCTGGAACATTTGATTGAGGCGATTAAAAGAGACCCATTTTCTAGACGTCATCTATTGACCACCTATAATCCAAGTGAAGTTGCGAAGAGCGTTCTGGCGCCTTGTCATGGGGTAAGCACCATCTTCTATGTTACGAAGAATAAGGGCGAGGGCGCTGCAGGACAGAATTATCTCAGCTGTAAGGTGGTGTGTCGTAGTTCGGATAGTTTCCTTGGACTTCCGTTTAATATTGCCAGCTATGCCATGATGACGTATATTATTGCCATGAAATGCGATCTAAAACCTCTGAAATTGATCGTCTCTATGGGAGATGCACATATT